GTGATAAAGCTAAACAGGAGGGACTAAGCAAAAGAAGAAAGAAATGGGAAGAGGAATACTGTTAAAGATAGTATGGATCGCGCACACGCTATCAAAGGATCGCGTGTATAAAACTCTTGACATTTAATGTGGATCGTGTATCGTAACGTGGATCGTAACGTGGATCGTAACGTGGATCGTGTAATTTTTGTAAAACAAATCATAGGAGTGTTTTTATGGTACTAGAAGGAATCGCGTATTGGGCTAGTGTAACTTCTCCCAACACAACTTTTGAACCTGTGTATACAGTTAATCTAGTTATATCTGATGATAAAGCTGATGAGCTTAGATCACAGGGGATCAAAGTCGTAGACAAGGAAGAAGGCCCTACGGTTGTTATTAAACGCAAGGTTAACGGGCCTAATGGAATGATTCGTACTGCGCCAAAACTTCTGGACTCTCAGAAAAAACCAATTGATTGTAAGATTGGTAATGGATCTAAGGTTAAGGTGCAATACAAACCTTGGGAAATTTCCCGCAGCGGTACTGTGTATCGTGGCTTGGACTTTCAAGCTATGCAAGTCCTTGAGCTTATTTCGTACTCTGTCGATGGCGATGAGTTCGATATTGAAGACGATGAAGAGGAGCTTAGTGAACTATGAGTGAAGAAACTAAAGGCTGGACTTTTACAGCCGACGATGGTGGAACCTATGCCGTAGAAAAATTTACGGATCAAATGAAGCTTGCATTCAATCTTTTGCTGGAGACAGACAAAGAGTTGAGAGTGGCACAAAAGACTGCGGCTAAACTTGACATGGCTCTGAGGGGATTCAATTCCTCTATAGCTAGTCAGTTGACTAAAGAGATGTTAGTAGAGCAGAAAGAGGAAGAGGGGGAAGAAGAGTTTCCGGGTTTTGCATCTTGAATGGGGGGCTTCGGCCCCTTCTTTACATTTGGAGATATTAAATGGCATTTATAGCCTACCATAAACCTTGTCCTTTATGTGGGAGTAGTGACGCCGCCAGCATTAATGACGATGGTTCGGCATATTGTTTTAGTTGCTACGAGCGGATACCAAACTATGATGATCCAGAGGAAAAAGTGGAAGACTTCAAAACTTACAAAAATAATTCTATGAATACTAACGAAGGAGAGTTTTTAGAACTTACTGATCGCAGCATCTCATTAAACACCGCTAAAAAGTTTGGTGTTAAGTGTACAAAAAACTCCGATGGTTCTATTAACTCTCATATGTACCCTTACTACATTGCTAACGAGATCGTGGGCACCAAGGTTAGGGACTGTAAAACTAAAGAGTTTATATGGCGAGGCTCTCCGAAAGGTACGATGCTTTTTGGGCAGCAGTTGTGCCAGACAGGTGGTAAATTTATTACCATTACAGAGGGCGAGTGTGACGCTATGGCGGCATACGAAATGATGGGTTCTAAGTGGCCTGTGGTATCTGTAAAGAACGGTGCTGGCGGTGGAGTTAAAGACGTTAAAGAAAACTTAGAGTTCCTTGAGTCTTTTGACAACATCGTTATTTGTTTTGATAACGACAAGGCGGGTAAAGACGCAGCACAAAAAGTCGCAAGACTGTTTAAGCCGGGGAAGAGTAAGGTAGTTCAGATACCTGATGAATTCAAAGATCCAAATGATATGTTGCGTAACAATCGCAGCGCGGCGTTCATGGCTTCTTGGTGGTCAGCTAAAACCTATACGCCTGCTGGTGTTCTCGACATTACTGAGATGAAGGAAGAGTTTTTCAAGAACGATGAAAAAGAATCTATACCTTATCCTTGGGTCGGACTAAATGAAAAATTATTTGGGATACGTCAGGGCGAGTTAGTTACTTGGACGGGTGGATCAGGCTTAGGGAAGTCTAGTGTCACTAGGGAGCTTGAACACTGGCTTCTAAAAACAACTACAGATAATGTAGGCATACTTGCTCTTGAAGAAAACTGGAAGCGAACAGTATATGGCCTTCTTTCTATTGAAGCCAACAAGAGATTGTATATAAAACAAATTAGAGATGAGCTACCTGCTGGAGAGCTTTCTAGTTACTTTGATAAACTCCATGACAAAGAAAACGCACATCGTCTAATTGTACATTCGCACCTTGGGGTTCAGGATGTAGAAGAACTATTCTCTAAATTACGTTACATGATTATCGGACTTGATTGTAGATGGGTTGTCATAGATCACTTAGGCATGATGACTTCTGCTATGGGTGAAGGAGATGAACGTAGAGCTATTGATAACATTATGACTAGACTTCGCTCTCTTGTCGAAGAGACAGGCGTAGGTATGATGCTTGTGTCTCACTTACGTCGTGTGGATGGCAACAAAGGACATGAGAATGGAGTTGAAGTATCTTTGTCACATCTCAGAGGCTCCAACGGTATTGGTCAAATATCAGACTGTGTGATTGCACTTGAGCGTAATCAACAGTCCGATGATCCTATTGAAGCCTCTACAACACGTATACGCATATTGAAATCAAGATACACGGGCGAGGTAGGGCTTGCAGGACATTTGCTTTACGACAAGGATACTGGTAGACTCAATGAAATATTTGTGGACGATAATGAGGAAATAGAACTTTGAGAAGGCTAGTTTTTGATATTGAAACTGACCCTATTCCTGCAACTAAAATATGGTGTATATGTGCATTAGATATTGACACTGGTGAAGAGTACAAGTATGGCCCCAGTGAGCTTGAAGAAGGATATAAACTTTTATCCTCTGTCGATAAACTGATAGGCCATAACATCATAGGCTTTGATGTGCCAGTTCTTAAAAACTTAGCAAGAGTCGATCTGACCGACAAGATTCTCGTGGACACATTGGTATTGTCAAGATTATTTAACCCAGTTCGTGAAGGTAATCATGGTCTTGAGCGTTGGGGCTACGCGCTAGGTTGTCCTAAGATTGAGTTTGAAGATTATGATAGCTTTAGTCAAGAGATGATGGACTACTGTATGCAAGATGTACGGTTGAACAAAAAAGTCTTTGATGCCTTGAAGAAAGAAAGCAAAGGATTCTCTCCTGAATGCGTGGACATTGAGATGGAGACTTATAAGATAATCTGCGCCCAGCGTGACAAAGGTTTTCTTCTTGATGTAGAAAAAGCTTCTTCACTACTTTCTGAAATATCCAGCAAGATGGATGATGTAGAAACTAAAGTGCATGAACGATTTAAACCAAAAGAAGAAACTGTTTGGCTTTATCCCCAGTATAAGAAAGATAATTCACTATCTAAATCAGCAACTACAAACTTTGGCAAGAACACAAGACTTACTGAAGATGAATTTGAAATAATGAAAACTAGTAACAAAGTTGCAAGGGTTCACGTAACAGATTTTAAATTAGGGTCACGAAAACAAATAGGAGAATATCTAATACAGTTTGGATGGAAGCCTGAAGTCTTCACACCCACTGGACAACCACAAGTAGACGAGAAAATACTTTCAAAAGTAAAAGATATTCCTGAAGCAAAACTAATTGCTGACTACTTGATGTACCAAAAAAGAGTTGCTCAAATAGAATCGTGGCTTAAAAGCGCAGATCATAACAACAGAGTAAAGGGATTCGTAAATAGTAATGGCACTATTACAGGGCGTATGACCCACAATAGTCCTAACTTAGCACAAGTTCCTAGCAGTAACTCACCCTATGGTATTGCCTGTAGATCTTGTTGGACTGTTGCAAAACAACATAAACTAGTGGGTATTGATGCCAGTGGTCTTGAGTTGAGAATGCTTGCACACTATCTTGATGATGAGGATTACACCAATGAAATCGTTAACGGAGATGTCCACACTGCTAACCAAAAATCTGCGGGACTTGAATCAAGAGCTCAGGCTAAGACATTCATCTATGCACTGCTATACGGAGCAGGAAATGAAAAACTTGGAAGCGTGGCTGGTGGAGGTAAACAGCTTGGTGGTAAACTTAGAAAATCTTTCTTCGATAATTTACCATCATTCAAAGCTCTTACAGATAAAGTTGAAAGAGCATCAGCAAAGGGTTACTTAAAAGGGCTTGATGGACGAAAGATTTTTATTAGATCTAAACACGCTGCATTAAATAGCCTGCTTCAGAGTGCCGGTGCTATCGTAATGAAGAAGGCCCTTGTTATCTTTAATGAAAAAATAAAAGACTTGCCTGCTGAGTTTGTAGCTAACGTGCATGATGAATGGCAAGTTGAGGCTGGACAAAATATATCTGATGCTGTCGGTAATCTAGGTGTTGAGTCTATTATAGAAGCTGGTATAGAACTAAACCTAAAATGCCCACTAGACGGGGAGTACAATGTCGGAAACAACTGGTCAGAGACACACTGATGTCAGCAGGTAAGCATCAACAAAGAAGAGACTCTAGTAGAACGGGCGATATAGCTGAGTACTATGCAGTAACTTGGCTCTGGGATTCTGGCTATGAAGTTTTTAAGAATTGTGGATGTACGGGTCAAGTAGATCTAGTGGCTATTAAAGATAATGAAATTTTTAAATTCGATGTTAAATCAAGCTGGCTTAGAAGCGATAAACAATACAGATATAGAAAGGCCCAATCCTTAACTAGAGATCAAAAAGAAAATGGCATACATCTTTTAATATTCAACCCCGAAACACGCAAATGCCAGATAGTTTTAACACCTAAAGTTTTTGATGCGAGACAACATGAACTCTTTGAATAATTTAATTAACGACATATACAAAACACTTGATCCTTTATGTAAAAATAAAAGTATAGAAATAACTAACGAAGCCATAGAAGAACTAGGCGAAAATATTAAAGATATTTTTTACGGATGGAGAAGTGTTCCAGACAGGAATAAAAAATTTACTTTAAGAATGTCTAATATAGGGAAGCCTGCTCGTCAACTTTGGTACGAAAATAAAGCAGGAAATGGTGATAGAGGGGCTATAGATCCCCCTACCTTTATTAAGTTTATGTACGGGCACCTGCTAGAGGAAGTACTGCTTTTCTTGGTTAAACTTTCTGGACATGAGGTTACAGACTGTCAAAAAGAAGTATCGGTTAAAGGTATATCGGGACATATGGACTGCAAGATTGATGGTGAGGTAGTGGATGTAAAGACTGCATCTGGCAGGGCCTTTCAAAAGTTCTCTAACGGTACTTTACCAGAAGATGATCCCTTTGGTTACATAGCCCAGCTATCTGGGTACGAAGAAGCAGAGGGTACGACTGAAGGTGGCTTTCTTGTTATTAACAAAGAAACAGGAGAATTAGCTTTTTTCCAACCTGAAGAGCTTGACAAAACCCACATAGGCTCTACAATAGATAGTTTACGTTCAGTTTTACCACTTGATACCCCACCAGAACGATGCTACTCTCCGATACCTGATGGCAAATCAGGTAATATGAAGCTTCCTAAAGGCTGTTCTTATTGCCCCTACAAACTTGATTGTTATGCTGACTCTAACGATGGGCAAGGGCTAAGGATTTTTGAGTATGCTAGAGGGCCTGTATATCTAACCCACATTGAATCTCAGCCTAGAGTACCAGAGGTCACTTAATGAATGCTAAAATATGTAAACGTATTTCAAGAAAATCAGAAATTATTTTATTTGAATGGCTAAAAACTATAGTCCCTGAGTCTGAACACGATAAAGTTAATATAAATAATTTCAAACAGTATCTTCCTGATACAAATTATTTCAATGCCAGAGGTCATCTGTGGCTTAGTTTCTATTCTCCTAAATGGGTGCGTAAATCTATTAAAAGACTTGTATGCTTGGGGAGGAACATAGATAGTATTACTATGAGTGATCTAGAGTCCTACACAAAAGATCGTGGGGTGAGGCATTAGCACTAAGAAAAAAGCGCCTAGCGGCTGGCGCAAATCTAAAGTTCCTCGTCCAAAGCTTGTAAAAAAAGACGGCAATAAGTATGACTCTATCTGGGAGATGGTTTTACATGAATCAATCTTAAAAGATTGGGAGCATCATACAGACTATGTTCCATATGTTATTGAGCATAAGTACGAGCCTGACTTTGTTAGAAAGATAGGCAGGAAGAAGATCCTTCTTGAATCTAAAGGTAGATTCTGGGACTTCGCAGAGTATAACAAGTATGTGTGGGTAAAAAAGATCTTACCTAAGAACACTGAACTGGTATTCTTGTTCGCTAACCCATCAGCCCCTATGCCGGGAGCCAAGCGTCGTAAGGATGGTACTAAAAGATCACACGGTGAGTGGGCTACAGCTAACGGGTTCAGGTGGTTTAGTGAAGATAGTATCCCTGACAGTTGGATTGATAAGGCTGCAAGGGACACTGAAGAGTTTAGAAGACGCAATGATAAGATTAACTTGGAGATGCAATGAAGAGTATTGACGATGCAACACCAGAAGAGTGGAATAAACTTAATAAAAAGAAATCTTGGGTAGATCATGTAATTGAGCAAGAAGATCAACATAATAATCACCCTGTCTTTGGTGATAAACCGGACAACAAACCGGACAATATACCCGCAAATGCCCGTGAAATGGTAGATAAACCGGACAACAAACCGGACATGGTGAACCGTCCAGCACACTACAACAACGGCAACATGGAGTGTATTGACGCTATCCATGGTATGCTTACGCACGATGAGTACATTGGTTATCTCAGGGGTAATGCCCTTAAATACAACTGGCGGTGTCGCTACAAAGGCAAGCCTATAGAAGATTTACGGAAAGCGCGTTGGTATGAAGAGCGCCTGATACGATATATGTTGGAGCATCCCAGTGAGCAGCTACGATAGAAAAGCAGAACGATCTGCTAGGTTTCATAAAAGAAAACAATCTAAAAACAAAGCTCGTACTAAGGGGTACAGGAAAGAGCAGTTACAGGAAAAGGACGATATAAATGACCTTAAAGATTGGAAAACAGGATTACTTGGGGATTCAGATTGACTATGATAGAGAAGAACTTCTTGATACTTTTTCACTAGAAACTTTAAAAGATAGATACTTTGTAGACGGAGAAACTCATGCACAAGAAGCCTTCGCCAGAGCGTCCGTCTATGTTGCAACGTATCAGGGGCATACTGACTTCAATCTTGCACAGCGACTTTATGGTTACGCAAGCAAGGGCTGGTTCGGTTTTAGCACTCCTATACTTAGCAACGGGGGAACCTCGCGTGGCCTCCCTATTAGCTGTTTTCTCAATTATGTTCCTGATTCAAGGCGCGGTCTCTCTGATCACTATGATGAAAACATATGGCTGGCAAGTGGAGGTGGAGGCTTGGGTGGATATTGGGGTGATGTTAGAAGTAATGGCGTTTCAACTTCTAGCGGCAGTGAGTCTACTGGTAGCATCCCTTTCATGCACGTAGTTGACAGTTATATGTTGGCTTTCAATCAAGGAAAAACTAGAAGAGGTTCTTATGCGGCATACATGGACATCACTCATCCAGAAGTTGAAGAGTTCATCGCTATGCGGAAGACTACTGGCGGTGACCTTAATCGTAAGTGCCTTAACCTACACAACGGAATTACAGTAACAGATGACTTCTTAGAAGCTGTAAAAAATGATGAGCAGTGGAGGCTAATAGATCCTAAATCAAAGCAAGCGATAAAGACTTTACCAGCGCGTGATTTATGGTGGCAGCTAATACACACAAGAGCAGAGACAGGTGAACCATACGTTGTTAATCTTGACCGCTGCAACGAGGCCCTGCCAGAACAGCAGAAAAATTTAGGACTTAAAGTACGTCAGAGTAACTTATGTTCTGAGATCACACTGCCCACCAGTGAAGATCGTACAGCAGTTTGTTGTCTGTCCAGTGTTAACCTAGAGTATTTTGATGAATGGAAAGAAGACGATGTATTCATCAGTGATCTTATTATAATGCTTGATAATGTATTAGAACACTTTATTGATAATGCTACAGGTGGAGAACATGCGTGGCACTTTTACGATACCTTTGAGGAGTTTAGTAAGGATGTTAAAGAAGAT